AGAGTACCCAATATTGGGTACTCTATATATTTTACTTACCACATAGAATTGAGGTGATAAAGATATGCCAATGATGAATGCTACTACAAATCTATTGAATAAAATAGAACGACGTTTAGGTACTCGTGTACTTAACCTACCTGATGAGATGGGTAAAGATGTGTGGATGGAAGAAATAATCGCTAATGAAACATTAGATACATTCAGTCGTTACTTCCCATATAAGATGACATATTATCTAACTGGTGATAGACGTAAAGGTCCTTACTATCTTATTGATGAAGCAACGTGCTCATCTGTAAAGATTATTGGCTGTGGGGACATCGACTGGAGATTATTAAGCACTATGTATCCTTCCTTTGGGTTCGGTACTGGGTTTTTTAGTACATTCGATATGTTTACTACACAAATGAACGTAGAAGATATTATGATGAACCAAATGCTTACTAACCATGCTAGTATTTATAAAGCTGGTATCTATCCAGAATTTGAAGCTCCTAATAAAATTAGATTAGCTTCTCAGTTATCTAATAACCAATTAGAAACTCTTAAGTCTATTCCAATTAATCTATACGTCAAACATTCTAAGAACCTAATGACTATAGAGCCATCTAAGATGGAAATATTTGAAAACCTAGCAACTTCTGATGTAGCTACATTTGTTTATAATAACTTGAAATACTTTACTAACGTAAGTACTTCTTATGCTACTACAGAATTACCATTGGATACTTTACAAGACTGGGCTAATAAGCGTGATGATATTGTTCAAAAGCTTGAAGATAACTATGTATCTGCTGCTAATAGAAATCAACCACTTATTATCACAATCTAACATATAATTGAGACTCTCTTGCCACGGGTTTCACTTCATAGTAAAGAAAAAATAAAAGAAGGATATGAGGTAGCCAATATTGGCTACCTCACTTTCTTTCCTTTAGAAACAACCATTGTAGCCTCGAGCGGCTGCATATTGTTCTAGATCCATGACTACATCTTCTAAATCACTACGGATTTCGGAAGGGACCTTTTCCAAAAGTTTATAGTAATTTAGATTAACTAAATCACAATCTAGCAATTTTACCCCTTCGATTGGTACATTGAATTCTTCATCATAACGTTTTCCCACAAGAACTCCTGTTTGGAAGTCCACTGATTTGATTCCAAACCAACCAAAATCAGGATGTTCCCACTCTGGGGATCTCAAATATTTCTTCACTTCATAGTAATTAGATGCTGTTAATTGTACTTCTTTTAAATTCATTTTTTGTTCTCCTTGTTTAAATTATTTTTTTAGTAAGCATAACGTTCGTTTAAACGACAGATACTGATATCCCAATCATTGAATTGGGTAATCAATTTATTATTCAAAACTTTAGAAAGGTTGATTCGTAAATCGGCTTTCTTAGCCAACATAGTAGCTTTACGAATCTTACCATCTAGGATAGCATTCGCCAAAAGTACTACGTCTACAGGAATGTTTTTGTACATATGAACATTCTCTGTTAAACAATTACCTACTACTTTTTTAACTAATGTACCATCCATGTCTTCACTTGAATGGCTATACAAATACTCTTCATTATTTGTATGCGTGAAGTAATCCATAATAATACTAGATAAGACCATCAACTCAATACCACGGCGATCTTTACGATCTTCCGCTTTCTTAATTACTTTCACTTCTTTATTAGTGGAAGCCATAGATACTGTTGCACCGTTTTTTAATACTAATTGTTTCATTTTAAAACTCCTTATAATTAATAATATAAATGAAATAAATATTCTTATTCACTATTATAATATATCGTTGAAAAAGGAGAGTATTACAAAAAATAAATAAAAGAGTAGGGTAGCCAATATTGGCTACCCTCTGTTTATTTCTCTATTTTACGAATCTTTCCTGAATCATCTTTATAAAATCCTTTAGGAATTATTCGTACATGTTCTGGAACTTCTGGAATTATACCAACTTCGTCGATATACTTCATTTCTAATTCAGATAATCCATATCCAGTCATTATTTGGTAATCTGAAATTAGTTTACCACCTGGTAGCATTTTATTCTTTACCATGTGGCTATATTCTCTTTCTGTATCCATATTAATTACCTCTATCTAACGAAGTGTAAATAGTTTGTATAATTTAGTACGATATTCGTGATCATCACCTGTTAATAGTATATGTGCATTCATTAACTTATTGATCTTCAATGGTAAGTTATTCTTCTTACAAATACGTACAGCTTTATGGATTTTACCATATACAATAGCATTTGCTACAACTGTTATATAATCTGGAACTTGTACGAATAATGTAACTTGAGATTCTTCTTCCTTACCATTAACCATTTTAGTCAAATTATAATCACCATTACTATAATCATAATGGTAATAATTGACATCTGTGTTATTGAATTGGTCTAAGATCATATAAGCAACTATTAGAGTTTCAAGACCATACACTTCTATTACTATTTCCTTTTTAAGAAATTCTGTTTTCATTTTATTTCTCCTTATTTTTTACAAATATCTCTTAGTTCTTCTAATGGGAAATTGATACCATTATAGTATCGAACCAATGGAATTCTAAGTAGTTCACTTAGACTTACATGTAGTCTAGCTTGTTTAATAATTCTAGCAGCTTTTCTATATTTTCCTTCGAAGATATATTTAGCTAGGATTACTATTTCAGCTGGGATATTATTTATAGTATCTCTGAAGTATAAGCTCTTTTCTTCTTTAACTCCATTATCTATAAATAATTGATGTGTACCATTAGAGTAGATATATACATAGATGCCTTCATATTCATTCCAAATGTGATTATGAAGAATATGGGCAACTAAATTTAAGTTTATTAGATCTTCTGTATCTATATCAGATTGTATCATAAACCCTAGTTTTTCTCTTTTGGTTGTTGGTAGATAATATCTAACTAGATGTGTTTCATAAAGTGTTACGCATGTTTTCATTTCATTATTCCTTCCTGAGAAAATAAAATTCCCATAGCCAATATTGGCTATGGGCAAGTGATCTATTTGAATTTCTTACTAGCAACTATCTCTTCATATAGCTTAAACGACTTGATGAAGAGAAAAATATCAACGACTATACCCAGTAATATAACTGGGCATATCATTGAAAGCTTTCCACTACAATAAAGAGAGATGAAAGCAAGAATAGAGAATAAGAGTGCCATGAGGAAAATAGTATAGGAGAGGAAAATGATAAATACTTCGTATTTAGTCAATTTAAGTTCTTCAATAAACATCATCCAATCAGACACTCCCCGTAAAAGCTCTTTTGGAGATTTCATAAATAACACTTCCCTTCTCATAAACAAAGTTTACTTAAACTTTCAAAACCTGTTCACGAATTTTATTAGCGGGAACTCCAAAGTCTTTCTCACCTTCAAACCTGTTCCTGTGTAAGTATACTGGTATATTTAATTCAAGAGCTTTTTTACAATTCCATATGGCGTAATCATTACCATAATCGTTGTCTAAATACAGGTCTAAAATTAAATTAGGTATAGGATATGTGGTTAAAACATGTTTAATTACACTACTAAAACCTTTACCATTAGCAGAGATATACATCTGTTGTTCAGTGTTACCTCCACATAAATTATACTTAACGGATAATATATCGAAAGCCCCCTCCGCAATTCGAATATGTATAGGTTCATTCGACATCGTGTTTATTATGGTCGGAATACAATAATACTTATTCCCTGATTCAAATGAATTGAAAATGTTGTATTGCATGTATCTAAAGTTAAACTGTCTTGGTGGATTCTTACGGAGATTTCTAAATGTGACAAAACTATTATTCATACTTAGAAAGCCAATACAATTCAGCGAAGCATAATCGATTAGATCACGAAATCGATTCTCAACGTTAATCTTATTATAACTTAATAATTCTTTTACGTCAAGTATTATTTTGTTAGAGATTATTTCACCATAAGAAAAATCTATTCCAAGACGATTAGAAATATATTCAATTTTCTTTTTGTTATAAGTATTATCGTTATACGGGTAATTTTGATTTAGGTAATAGTTATTATTAACTGGTCGATACTTAGAGTTCTTGAATATCTCTTTATTCGATTTATCCAGCTTATATAATACTTCAGATGTATCAGCATAACCCATAAGTTCTCTGATAACATCTTTAGACAATACACCACTTTCATTACACTTAAAGCAATGATACAACGGAGGTATTCCTTTAATGGAATCTCCTAGTGATAAGTATAAATGCCTAGAGTCTTTATTCTTACTATCACCACAGAAGCGGCATCTAATAACTACTTCTCTTCCATTTGATGCGGATTTAGCATCTGGAAAGGTTTCCATCAGATAGTATTTTAATTCTTCTTGTATATCCATAATCTCACCTCCTTTTAGCAAATAAAACTCCAGAGACTAATATTAGTCTCTGGAATTAATTGTCTTAAATTAACAGAATATATTGAAGCAGCTCTTCAGAAATCTTTTCTGGAATACATTGGATCTTGATTCCATTAAGCTCTTGATTATAGAAGTCAATATTTCTGAAATCAGAGGCTAAGATTTGAGAGATTGTTTTAAAGATTATTTCTTCTTGGATTTTCTTATTATTGTATTTAGCAACTATTTTAGGATAGTTTTCGGAGAATTGAATCTTTTGAAGAATCTTCTTATTTACAGTCTTACGACTAACAATCTTTTCTACTCTACCACCAATGATATATGGTAATAGAGATTGACCAGCTGAGATAAGATACTTCTTAGCAGCTAATAGCATAATTACATATTGTCTGAATGTAACTAACTTAACTGCTTGGATATCTTTAAACTCTTTTAAGAATAGATAAGAAACCAAATTGAATTGGAATTGGTTTTTTATATTCTTACCTTCTTTACCAAGCTCTTTCATATAGAAATTGATTTCATCTTCAGAGAATGGACCATATAGTGCTTCAATACGTTGAATTGTTTGATTACAGTTTAACGTAGATTGAATTACTGCTGATTCATTCATCTTAGCTAAGTGAGCTTCGAACTTATCTGCTTCAGAGTTATTATCTTCATCTACATTGGAAGAAGATACTGATGCTAAAGCATATTCATACTTAGCTCGTAGAACTTTATTATTCAAATCATTTTGAATAGAGAAGAAGTTAAACGAGATGATATTTTCTTTGAATGAATATTTTGGAATGATTTGTACCAAAATATTTTGTTGGGTTTCCATTGCATGTGAAATAGGATTACGAGCTCGGATTTCTTGCATATCCCATAGCACTGGATTACCCTTCTTATTTTTGTTTACATTTGTCAAGATAGTTTCAAATAACTTAGAAGCCATATCGACATTGTATTTATTATCTACTTCAAATAAGATATTGTCAAATACTCTCAATAAGAGTCTTTGGATATCTTGGTTTGTGTATTGATGTAGATAAGAGAAATGAATAAGAGTAGGAATAATCATATTTTGAAGAATAGAGATTTCAAACAAGATACAAGCATGATAATCTCTATATTCTAGACATGGATTATTCTTATTCTTATACGTTAAATGTATATTATAATTATCCCTTACAAATCTATGGATATCATAATGGAGTACAGGATTGCTATCCTTAGAAATGAAGTAGCGTTGAATATCTGCTACTAACATATCTTCATTATACCCTTCATGATATTCTATTAGATACTTCAACTGAGCTAAAATATTAACTACAGTGTGTTCAGTATCATAAAACTTTTCGAAATAGTTAAGATAATGAATACAATGATCACGAAAACCAATGGATACATCGCCATTTGGTTTTACTACAGTTGCACCATTGTAGCATTTCTTACTAGCCATCGAATAGAAAGCAATTGGATGATGATCTTCTAAGCCATAGATCCTAGCGATATCATTCAATTCAATTAAACCTTTTGAGGTTGTAAAAATAAAGTCTTCAGGTTGAGGAACCCAGTCATCTACATAGACAAATGGCTGAGCTTCTCCGAGATCAATAAAAACGTTCTTTAATTCTTCTACCATTTTAACCCTCCTAAATGGATTTTAGGTTATTTACAAAGACCAAATAACCTTCTTCATTTCTATAATATACAGCTATATTATCTTTTTCGAATCGCCTTAGTTGTACGTACTGTCTTGGTAGTTTTAACAGTCCCTGTTTTACGTACACCGCTAGCAACTCTAGCTGGCTTGACATGATCGCTTCCAATGAAAGTATTTCTAGGAGGTTGAGGAGTTTGTTTAGTAGCCTTCTCAGTTTTTCTAAGTTGTTCTGCTTCTCTTTGACGCTTAACTATCTTAGAATCAGCCTTCATAATGTTATGGGATACAGTATCAGCTTTATAAGGCTTAGCTTTATCCCACCAACGTTTTTCAAATAATTTCTTTTGCTCCATAAAGAAGTAAGCAAAGTATAGAGATTTAACAAAACCAAAAGTTTCTTTAGGATTTCGTTCTCTAGGCTTACTCTTTAAGAAGTCTGGACCAATCTTATCAGCAAAGTCTTTAATTAACATCCCTTCTTTATTAAATACATAGGCATATGTATAACAGAAAGCAGGGTCATTAGAGAAGACTTGAATATTATAGTTAGTAAGGGTTGGATAAGATTCTGTACCTGTATGACCACAGAACTTTATAATCACATCGTAATAGAATTTATCTAATACTTCTGATGGGACTTTGATATGAATATAATAGGTATCGTTTTTATCGTCTTTGAATTGATAAAACTTTAAACTACCACCTTCACGCATCAAGATACGTTCATATCTTTGACGAGCGTCCATTTCAATTAGTTTAATTTGTGGTGTAGTACTCCCGACAATACCAGGTCGTCGTATATAATTAGCAAATGTAGTTTCGACGGACAATCATATCCCTCCCTTACATAATTTATTTTACTATTCAGCAGTATATGTATTCATATCTGGAATTGGGCACAAGAATTGATTTGTTTTGAACATCAAACCTACGATATCTACAATAGCTTGTAATGTAGTTGGGTCAGTTTTGATAGAAGATAATACTTCACGATCATTACCAGTTACATCAATAGGTTTATTACGTTCAATAAGAGTTTTAATCAAATCATCTTGCTCAATATTTTCAACTGCCATATAGTCTACATAGATACGAGCAACTGTGTTAGCATATGCTTTATATACAGCATTACTTACAGCTTCTCTAATTGGGCTTAGGTTAGAAGTAACTTCAGCTACTTCATGAGCAGCACGAAGACCTTCGAAGTTAGCAGCATAACCAATACCTTCTTTAGCAGCAGAACGACAGTTAAGAACAGCATCTTCTACAGCATCTTTTAATGCATCACGGTCAGTATAAGATACACCACCGATTAAGTAATCTACCATATTACATTTCAAAGATTGAATACGGCGACGAAGTACATTTACTTCAGTAGCAGATTCTTTTACTGTATCCAATTGAGCTAATTGAGCTTCTAAAGAAGCAAGAAGATTGTTATATTCACTACTGAATACTCGTTTACCTTCTTCATCATTCACAAACATCAATTCTGGATTGATAACTTTAGTAGTTTTAGTATCAGCAACTAATAATTCAGCTTTACCACCGAATTCAGTAGCCACATTTTCCAATGTAGGAGCAATGCCTTTTTCTACATCAGATTTTTGAACTTCAGGGTCTACATATTTCTTGATTGTTTTAGCACCAGTCATAGCAGCTAAATCAGCAAGACGATCTACATCAGTCATACCAGTGATAATAGTCAATGGAGCACGTTGTTCAATTTTAGAACTACTCATCATATCGATGATGCTATCCATTTGGGAACGAATATCACGACCAAATGTAGGAGTAATGATTGCAGTTGCCTTAAGTTCATTAGCAATTACAGCATCTGCTTCAGCTTGGTTACCTTGTTGAACCAAAGTATTGTATTTAGTTAAAGGAGCAATCAAATTTTGCTCTACAATCTTGTAGCAAAGATTAAGCGTGTAGTTATTATCAATAGGATCTTCAAAAATGTAAATATTAGGTTTTTGAAGTTCAGAAACAGCGTCTTTGGCACGGTTTATGAAGCATGGATTGAAATAACCACCATCAATAGTCAAACCTTCATAAGTTTTCACCATGTGGTTAGTAGTATTAGAAATACCTACGTCGATATATACACCAAGACCAAATTGTTCGTAGATTTCACGAATAGAGTTAGCTACTTCTTCATTACCATCAGTAGATGTCAAAGCAATTTGGTAGATTTTATCAATAGTAGGTTTTTGCTTACTATTTTCGATAATAGTAGTAATATCTTTAACTACTTTCTGTAGTTCAGCGACTACAGCCTTTTCGGTGAAATTGGCGTGGTCGCTAATGATTTCGTTCAATGCACGGAAGATTTCATAGGAGAGGATTACAGCAGATGTTGTACCATCACCAACTGTTTTAACAGTATTGCGAGTAATATCTTTAAGATCATCGAGAATACTCATTTCGATAGGTTTATTGAACTTAATAGCTCCTAAAATACTATGACCATCTTTAGTATAAGCAGTCACACCAGAACCTTTTACATCATCACCTTTACGAATGAGTGTAGTGGAACCAGATGGACCATAAGAGTTAGCCAAAGCATTAGCTATACGTTCAATAGTTTCTAATTGGACTTCACGAAGAACGTCTTTAGGTACAATATTAGAAACCGCTTTAATTCTTGCTGTGTTCATTAATATAATCCTCCAAGTTTACTTCTGGAATAGTGATATTGGAATAGATATCAACCATCCGTATTACATTTTGTTCTCCCAATATAGTTACAACTGGACTTGGGAGAAAATTTGGACCTAGATTGTAATTACCTTTAACGATATAAATGTATTTACCACCAATAGGAGCATAATCTTGAATATTATTAAGGTATTTGATAAATAGAGAAGTAGAATCTTCGAATAATTCATTGGTTCTAACTGTCTCTAATACCTCAGAATATTTCTCAACTATATTGACTTGTTTTTCATTATCACATTTGATTCTAGATTTGATAATATCATCAGCTACACCCATAGCATTGATAGCTTGTAATAGATCTGTAGGAATAATTCTTTCATATACATCATCAGCGTGATCTTTCATGATAGATTCCAATATGTCATCAAAGCTATCTTTGTATTTATTATCCAATACTGCAGATAATGGATTATCATACTTTCTATATAGTAGCTTATTCTTAAGATAATTATTAGTGATCTCTACCTTGGATTCTCTAATAGACTTGTCGATGAAATTAGTATTCTTAGTATTCAGTAAGATATACTGAGCTATAGCCAAATCTAAATCAAATAATACTTCAAATTCAATAAAGTTTTTAGTTACGTATTTTATAGTAGTATCCATATAAACCTACCTGAAACGAAGTATAGAGAGTATACGGATATCGTATACTCTCCATTGTATCTTCTTTAGTATATTTGTCTATTACATGAAGTCGTCTAAGTCGTCAACTTCGTTGTTTTGGCTTGCAGAACCTTTGCCATAACGGCTACCACCATTATTGTTACCATAGGAAGAGCCACCACTTAATGCTTCTTTCAAGAAGCTATATTTAGATTGGGTATTTCTAGCCAAGTTATCAATAACAGAGAAAGCAATAGTATTATTCATTGCATGTACATAGTCATCCAATTGGAAAATCAATTGTTTGATATCTGTAGAAGAAGCGAAAGAATTATTGTAAGAAATACTACCATCTTCTTTAACTTTTTCAACTACAGGGAAAGAATGATTTAATACATAAGATAAACCATCACCGATTTCTGAACCGTTCTTAGTAGATACAGTAAGAACATCGTCATCACCTTCACGAGTGATAGTAATCAATGCACGTGCAGATTCTACACCGAAACCAGAGTATTGTTCTGGGTCGCGTAAGTATGCTTTAAGAAGATCAGCCAATACTAATGCTTTAGAAGCAGTTAAGTATAATAATGCTGGATTTTCTGTATCGAATTCTGCACCGTAACCGTCGTTAGATTCTTTTACCATACGTTCGATAGAAAGTTTAATAGTATTCTTCCACATAGAGAAGTTCATACGAGATTTAGCTTTCTCAGAACGTGTGTTGTAGAAAGTATAACCAGAGTATACTGTAGGTCTTAATTCGCGATTGTTGTTGTCTCCTAGTGCCATGATAATAGCCTCCTAAAAAATATAATTTAACTAAATACAATAATAAGCTAATGCTTATAATTACTTTTACTAGTTTGTTATATTAAATATTAATTTTAACAATTTACGAAAAGAAAGAGAGTACCCAATATTGGGTACTCT